GACACTGGCAAAGAAATCCTTTACAAAGTTGGTACCGATGATGGTTTCGCCGGTCACTACGCCACGGTATTCACGGATAGGGTGGCCTTCTATGGTTGGAGTTGTACTTAAAATCATAACGTATGTTCTAAATGATTGAAAATTAAAAACTTATGCAGACTGCTTTTTTCTTGTGCAGTTTTTATTCAGGTTTTTCACGATTTCGGACGTGAAGCCAGTCGCATAAAACTCTCCCGAGCCAAGGAGCAGCCAGTATGGGTTGATGTGGTAGTCACGGACTAGGAACTGAACCCAAGACGGACGGAAACGACCGTAATACTCGGCAGGCTCGTCTCGCAGGGACATGATGTTCCAGCGGTTGAGACCATACCGGTCAGTTATCGTCTTCAGACCGCCAATGCAACCATCAGCCTTCAGGCGGTCGATGGCAGAGAAGAAACGAATTACTATATCCACATCAGCGGACATCAGATTTTTATCTTCCATATTATTTTATCTTTTTGTAGGCACGACCGAAAACGCTTTCAAGCCTTGCCCGATGATTATTCAATCTTTGCGACCAGTCTTGCAACTGAGCCAGCGTTGGGCGAGAAGCCAGCAGCCCATCCACCTCGGAAGGGGTGAGCACTGGCAGGTATTCCTCGTAGGCGAGAAGGTAATCAATTCGGCACATTCTGCATAACTAACATTACAAGGATATATCCGAGAACAGCAGCAAAGCCAAAGTATAGATAAATCTTTGCTATCTTCTCGTTTCTTGCTATGATGTAATCATCAGCTTCAACCTCAACCTTGCGCCTAGTCAATTGATGCCCATCGTATCGTTCCCCTCTCTTGTAGCGACCATCAGCGATATAGACCGCCTGCGATGTATACTGCCAGCCATAGGCGGTATGCTTATTTTTCAGCTTTCTGTAGCCAACAATCAGCAGGACAACTCCACCGATGATACTAAACATGAAACCAACGAAACCCCAAAACCAAGCAGCACCAACAGAAGGGACTATCAGCTGGATTCCTTCATCCTCTACCTTTCCAACGCTGGAAACACGACCAGCACCACCAGCAGAAACATTCCGGTGCGGTATAGAATGAGCATCGCCATAGATATTATTGCTGACAACACGACCAGCATCCCTTCCTACCTGATTGACAGCAGAGCGAACGAAACCCTTTGCCAGTCCATTAATGAAACTTCCCATACGCTATTTATTTAAATGATTTATATTTCTGTCGTAGAACTCATTCCAAGCCTTTTTCTTGATGAAGACGTAGAAGAGCAGCAGCCCTAGGGCGACCATCAGCAGGTGCAGCGGCTGGCGAAAAACACCGAACCCGAAGGAACGCTGGAAGTCGATGCAGAATGAAATCAACACTCCGTAGGTAGCGAACGCTCGATGCACCCAGCAGAAGCCATAGGCAAGGCTGACGATGATCCAGGCGATGAAGCCGAAGAGCGAGCAGTCGAATATCCACTCCGTGAGTTTTACCCGAATGCCGAACGAGAGCAGAGTGCAGTGAACCAGCATTACAAACGCACCCACTGGAGGGATAATACCTATTATCAACCTGCTGGCTTTCCATAGCCAGCTTTTCCCGAGGGCGGCAAGAAGAATCTTCTCCTTCCGCTCTATGAAATCCTCCTCTTTCATCTTTGCTTAGAATATAGTTAATTATTTTTATCTCTGCCCGACAATGGCAAGCAGCGTTTTTACCTGACTTTGCAGGAACTCATTCTGTTCTCGCAGCAGTTTGTTCTCAGCAGCCAAGGCAGCATCACTACCTATTGACTGAGAAACGTTGGAACTGTTCGAGCCATTGACGTTTGAACCGATAACAGCCTCTTCCATCTCAGCAGGGAGGGGAGGGGCGCATCTGTCGATGATTGCCTTTATTGCAGATATAAAGTCCGATTTCAGACTTTTAGCCTTTAACTTGCCATTCAGATTTTGTGGGCTTGTGCCCAGTTCTTCAGCAACAGAAGCAAGAGATAACCCTCTCTGCTTCAAATATGTTTTCATTTCTTCACCAGTCATAGTTAATTCTAAATAAATTAAAACTAAAGTAAACAATTTATAAATATAAACACAAATGTTTGTGGATATAAATATTTTATTGTATCTTTGCAAACGAATTAAGAAACGAGTTTAAAAACTCATTTGCAAAGATAAAGAAAATAATTTAAAATACAAATAAAATGGGAGAAAATTTTAATTATGATTTCAGAACCCCACTGCAGAAGCAGCAGGACGAAAGAAAGAAGAACATCATAGCGATGTTTGCAGATTTCCGAGCAAAAGCACCTGCCGAGACATCAGACAGCAGAATAATGCTCGCAGTATCACAGCGTGTTGGTTGCACCCAGCAGAACGTGCGTGTTATCCTCATCAAGGCTGGATTGATAACACCAAAGAAGAGACGTGCAGCCGTGCGCAAATAATCAAGTAGAACCAATTTAAACATTCAGAGCGTATGAAGAAGTTTATCGAGATTATCACAAGTGACGAAGTATTATCCCTGGTAATTGTCACCATGTTAGTAACTTTAATCTTTTGGAGGGCTTAATTATGACGAACGAAGAACCAAAGGTATTGGATGCAGGAAGATACACCATGACAGAAACCTGCAAGGTACTGGGCATCCATCGCAACACCCTGCGCAGATGGTTGCAGGCTGGTAAGATTAAGGTCAAGTTCCGCAGAATCGACAACCGCAAGGTTTTCGAGGGCAGCGAGATTAAAAAAGTCTGGAGGATTGCACTATGAGCAAGTTATCAATCAATATGCGCAGGATGATCGTGAAGTACACAGATATCTGCTGGCTTATCACTAACTGGAAGGCGAACCGCAAGACCAGAAAGCAATGCGAACTGAACAACAAGTGCTATTTGGAGGCAGAGCGAAGAATCCAGTACCGAGAGTTTGAAGGCAACCTTTGCTTGGCACTGGATAACATACCGCTCATACCACTGGACGGAATTGGCGGCAACGAGGTATTGAAGTCGTGCCGTGAGACTTTCCAAAGTTACATATTCTCTCAGAGAGGAGGTAACAAATGAGGAAGATTATCAAACAATGCGAAGAGGCAATGTACGATGCCATCTGGATGGAGTTAGACCGTGATCCACAGCGACCAGCGGTTGCTAGGGTAGACATCAAGACCAAGGCAGGCAACATCTGCGTATGGTGCGACAGAACCGGGAACACAGCGGTCGTTTCGCACAAGAATAACAACAACGACAGCGAGCGGCTGGAGGAAGCTATCGAGGGTTGCGTCAACTATCAAGACGTGATGGACGACTGGCTGGAAGAGAACAGCCAATACGCAGACCAAGACCCGATGGACGCCTTCGAGGAAAGCAGGCTCGACAGCCTTATGGCTCAACTGGTTTGATTACGATGTTAAACAATTATTATATGGCTTTCTGCAGCGGCAGGGCAAAGGGCGCACGCAAAACTTATTTTCCAAAGGTTATCTAATTAGTTGTTTTTACCATGTTATGCGGAAACGACAGCGTGCGCCCTGCAACGGAAGGGCATCCACCAGCAGGCAAGGGTGGGGTAGCAATCAACTGGGGTTCGAATCCCCAGCCTTCCACTAGAGTTAATGAACAATAAGTCGAACAATAAAAAGAACGAATTATGGAAAATGAAATTATTCAAGTAAGCGGTGGAGAAATGCTGGAAGCTATCAACCGCTCGGAGATTGACGGACAGATTGCCACAGCGCATAAGTTCCCGAGAGACATCATGCAGTGCAAGCAGAATATGGTAGCATTGGCAGCCATGGACGATGATGTAGCCTACAACTGCTTCTACCACCTAGAGCGCAAGGGCAAGGATGGTCAGGTATCGGTTATAGAGGGTCCTAGTGTTAGGTTCACGGAAATCATTTCCGCATGCTGGAAGAACCTGCGCATCGCGGGTCGCATCATCGCAAACGATGGAAAGACCATCACGGCACAAGGCGTCTGCCACGACCTCGAGAGCAACGTAGCCTACTCTGTGGAAGTGAAGCGCAGTATATTAACCTCGAAGGGCTACACCTTCTCGCAGGACATGCAGGTGGTAGTTGGCAATGCAGCCGTGTCGATCGCACAGCGAAACGCAATCTGCAAGGTCGTGCCGCAGGTATTGATTGCAAGCGTAGTGAAGGAAGTGCAGGCAAAGGCACTCGAGCACATCAAGCAGACTGGCGTACAGAGCCAGTGGAAGAGCTGCGTTGCCTGCTTCCAAGTCTACCAGGTGACAGACCTTATGCTGCTGGAATACCTGGGCAAGAAATCAGCCGAGGAAGTAACGGCAGAGGACATTCAGAAGCTGGCTGGTGTGTACAACGCCATCAAGGAAGGTACGACCACAGTGGAGGAGACCTTCAAGAAGCCAAAGCAGCAGGAAGCCATCGCACAGCAGGCGCAGGCAGCAGCCGAGAGCGCACAGAAGAAGGCAGAGAAGGCAATGAGCCGCAGCCAAGGCAAGACTGGCACAGCAGCGAAGAAGTAGTTTAGTTTATAATGTTATAGCGTTTCCCAATTAGCCGCAGGGCAACCTTCAGGGTGGGAACCTGACCAGATTATAGGGAGCCTGCGGCAACTATTAAACATTCAGTAAAAAATTATGGCAGAAAAAGAAAAACAATCAGAACACAAGAGCACCATCGACAAGTACTTTGGTAGAACCGCAGATGGTTACAAGGCATGGGTCGAGGAAAACGAGGAAGAAAGAAATTTTCTACAGATTGCAGCAGAAGATAATGGGGATATAAGCGAAGAAGGTGGCAAAGGTTTCGATTTCCATATTGCCTATTCCGGAAAAGCCGATATCCTCGCAAGTGGACTTGTGCATTCAATGAAGAGGGATGAATTCGTTCGTCAGCTTATCATTGGAGCAGCGAAAATGTATTATACCGTAAACATAAAAATAAAAGACAATGAAGCAGATAATTAAATATAAAAGCAGAGAAGAGTGGTTGCAGAACCGCTCAAAGGGAATAGGCGCATCAGAGGCAGGCACAGTACTGGGACTGAATCCCTGGGAGACACCATACCAGCTGTGGCGAAGGAAAAAGGGTATCGACCCACCAAAGGTGGAGAACTTTGCGATGGTTGCAGGACATCTGCTGGAGGATGCCGTGGCGCAGTTCTTTAAGCGGGAGAGCCACTGCCACATCATCAAGGCGAGCACGGATGACTACACCATCACGAACACCGATACTCCGTATCTGAGAGTAAGTCCTGACCGCACCTTCTGGAGAACCGGGGCAACGCACAACGAAGCGAGCAAGAGCATCCTCGAGTGCAAGACAACGCAGATGCAGATAGATGCAGACGACCTCCCGAAGCATTGGTTCTGCCAGCTACAGATGAACCTCGGAGTGGGCGAATACAAGGACGGAGCACTTGCCTGGCTGACAGCAGGCAGGGAGTTCGGCTACCGTGACATCGACTTCGACCCCGAATTTTTCGGATGGATGCGTGACGAGATAACCAAGTTCTGGCTTGACTACATCGTGGGCAACCAAGAGCCACCTGCATACAGCGCACAAGACGTTCTCCTGAAGTCGCCACTGCACAAGGCAGGAAAGGAGATTGAAGCCACAGCCGAAGTCGGGGATATGCTCATCGAGTTGAAGGAAATCAGGGAGAAGGGCAAGGCACTGGAGAACCGACAGAAGGAGATTGAGGACAACTTGAAGCTGTTCTTCGGGGACGCTGAGAGCATCGTGGACGGAAACGGCAAGACGCTGGCAACGTGGAAAGCACCGAAGGCAAGCGAGAAGTTCGATGCCAAGGCTTTTCAGAAAGACCATCCCGAGGAATGCGCTGCCTACATCAAGCAGGTGCAGGGAGCACGAAGATTACTCATTAAGTAAAGGCAGGGCTTATGGCTAGCGTTCCTTTATCGAAAACCGACCTAATGAATATAATTTATCAACTGGAGAATTATATTTCCCTAGGTGGGGAAGTGACAGCACCGACCGACACAAGCCAGCGGAACAAAATCCGGATGGCTACCGTGCTCAAACGGAAGCTGGAAAAGAAACTATCATTATCAGAATAAAACATCATGAGTGATTCATTTATCATATACACATCATATTTAAAAATCTTCGAGCAACTGACCGATGCACAACTCGGGCAGCTAACAAGGCACATGCTTTCTTTTGCTAAGACTGGCAAAGAACCTTCAATCGAAGATCCTATCGTTAAGTTATCATTCGCATTCATCAAAGATGATATGGAGCGAAACCAGCGTAAATACGAGGAGAAGTGCGAGCGACTCCGTGCAAATGCACGAAAACGCTGGGATAAAAAGCAATTGGATTCAGAAGCAAGCGAAGACATGCAAAAGCATACAAAAGTATGCAAAAGCATGCAAATGCATACAAATGCACAAATTGCAATGCATAATGATAATGAATATGTAAATGATAATGTTGATGATAATGATAATGATGTTTCTAAAGAAACAAATAATATATTAGAACCTTCTAAAGAAGCTTCTATGCAAAGTTTTTCCGAGAAAAACGTTTGCGCTGCAGCAGAACCGCAAAAAAGTTCTGAGAAGAAGAAATCCAAGAAAGGCGAAATCGACTACGCAGCCATCAAGGACTACTGGAACGAGCAGCACGACAAGACCAACAGCGCAATGCGAAGGCTGACGCTGATGACGGAAAACCGCAAGGAGGCAATCAGAGGAAGGCTCAAGGACTGCAAGGGAGATATTTCCAAGATTTACCTAGCCATCGACAAGGCTATGGCTAGCGACTATCTGAACGCAGGGCACTCCTGGGCATCGTACGACTGGGTAATGACAAGGAAGTATTTCCCGAAGGTGCTGGAGGGCAACTACGACAACACCAAGCCAGCAGCAAGCCAGCAGCCGCAATCGGCAGCAGCCAGGGCGCAGGATCCAGCGGCAACGGCAAGACCGAGCATCGGTGAACTCTACGAGCAAGCCAAGCACCAGCAGCAGCCAGCGAGCCAGCAGAGTCAAGATGACAAGTTCCGGTGGGTAATCCAGCAGAACCTTGCCGACTTACAGAAGAATCCACGCAATAAGCCAGCTAAGGATTCGCTGACAAGATACTACGAACGTGGAGTTCTGCAGCGGCTGGGCATCGACTGGAAGCCCGAAAAATAACGAATGAGGGCAAAAATAGCCGCTCTGTGGCGTTTTCACGCTTCGGGCGGTAAATTATAAGGCAAACAGATTTTAAACACTTAAAACAAAAGAATTATGGAAAAAGAAGTAATTGTAATTAATGAACCGGACGAAATAGCCAAGGGTTTCGAGGAAGGTACGCTTCTGAATGTAGAAGGCAAGGTTCTCAAAGTTAAGAATGATACTTGCGACGAAAGTTGTTGCAATGTTTGTGCCCTTGATAAAGAGGAACTGGGCGAGTATTGTGCTTGCGCATTTTGTGCCGAGTGTCACTTTATAGAGATTGAAAGCCATGAATGAGTTGTTTTTCCACGAATGCAGAGCCGCAGGGCTTGTATTCAAGACCTCAGACGACTGGTTCAAATGGCTGACCGATAACAGCTACGACATCAAGAAGCCGGTCGCAGAGCACGAAGGCTTCCAATACAACATTAATGATACTTGCATCAATCCGCACATAATCGAGTATGCCGTAGAGGGTGCAGACAACTGGGGATGGAAGGTAATGACCGCCAACACCCAGTTCGGCTGGATATGGGGCTACAGCATTCAGAAGGGAAAGCACGGGTACGACAGCCCGGCAGGCTACCCGAGTAGATATGACACTCTCAGCATCTTCTACGGTAATGAGAAAGAAGCGGTTCAAGATGCTCTGACCTGCATCATCAGAGACCTCGAGAAGAATGCTGGAACCAAGAACACCAACCTCCTTCTCTGGGCGGCTAAGAAGAAGCGGGCAGACATCATTCATCCGCAGCAGGAACTTTTTAAATAGTTATCATAAACCGTATTGGCTATGAACAGAGTTGATATAAAACTTGTCCGTGAGTGTGGGCTTCATCATCTGTCAGTTGGCGACAGAGACATCTGGCTGGCAGATGATGAGGTAAAGGCTCTAGAATGTATCCTAAAGGATTACAATGCGGACACAAACAATTTTAAACGTAGTTGAAAATGAAGAAGATAGAAATCATCAAGGACAATCATCATCATCACGTATTCGTTGGCAACACCGACTTTTGGCTCGATACAATGGAGCTGATTGAGCTATACAAGAAACTCGGACAAGAGAAATTATAAACAATAAAAAACATTCAGACAATGAAACAGAAAGATATTGATATTTACGAAATACTCAAAGATGAAGAGCGTGGTACAGAGCTATACACGCCAATATGTGGAAGGGTGTGGCACAGTGGAATAGCAAACGACAAGGACAGTGCGAAAGCAATCTGGACTGAGGACGAAGCTGGAATAGAACACTTTTTCGACAAGAACGGAAAAGTCTCTAAAGAAGGAGAAGTTCTGCTCTTCCCTTCTAACGAAATGAGAGACTGGGGCAAGTTATTCAAGAAGGGAGACGTTCTTGTCAGTAAAGACAGAGAAGTACATATTATCTTTGAGAAGTTTGAGGATGATGCCTTCACAAAATTCAGAGGCAAGTATTATCTTTGGAAAGAATGTTATAATGAAGAAGTATTCCAAATGGAAACTTCTGTATTTGAGAAAGCCAGCGATGATGAAGCCCAGACCTACATCAATAACATCAATAAATGTTTTGGTGGAAAGCTGAACCGTGAAACTCTGGAGATTGAGAAGACGGAGAAACTTACGTTTGAAATCGGAAAACTCTACGTCTTCAATGAGGATGATGAGGACGGAGAGCTGACAATCATCGGCAAGCTCATCGACAAGGACGAAAGCGAAGATACGCTGACATTCGGCAACCAGTACGAAATCGAGAACGAGAAGTTCGTGACCGACCAAGCCTTCGACCTGCGAATCAGCGTGCACGATGAACTGCGAGAAGCAACAGAGGGCGAATATTGCACGTTCAAAGAGGCTTATACCCTCTGGGAGAAGACACCGAAGAAACCGATGAAGAAGCCAGCCTTCAAGACCTTTGACAAGGTGCTGGTAAGGCTCGGAAAAGAATTCAAGTGGCTTCCTGCGTTATTCATTCGTGACCGTGGAGAGAGTTTCACCAATAGATACAACGTCCTGCCTTTACATACCGGAAAGCCAGCAGACTTCACTCACTGCATCCCATTCGAGGGGCACGAGAATATTGTCTTCACTTCCTACGACATTGAGGATTTACCATTCTAAGACGTATGGCGAGCGAATTATGCAAGGCTTGCGATTCCGGGCGAAATTGCTTAAATGGCATCTATTGCCCGGCACGCAAGCAATATGTAGAACATCAGGTAATACTTGAATGCAATGAGCGATTTCGCAACAAGGGAGAAGAACAGAACGTACTACCAGGAACACCGGGAACAGATCCTCAGAGCCACGAAGGAATGGCGAAAGAGAAACCGGGAAAAATACCGGGCGTATCAAAAGGAGTACTGGAGTAAGCACTACCGGAACTACGGTACGAAGAACCGGGTAGCCGACAGAGCGATGCGTGAGAGGAAGAAGCCGGACGTAGAGAAGGCTCTATCCATGTTCAAGAATCCGCAGCAGGCAGCGCATCTGGCATGGCTGCTCGAAAACAAAAAGAATAATCGGTCGTGAGTTCAATAAAAGAGTTTTTAACCAGCGAGGACAGAAGGGGATGGCTCTCCTATCAAAACAAATAAACTTATAACATCTTGAAATTATGATAGGCGAGCCGGAAACGCATCTCCCGAAGTCTGACAACAAACAAAGAAAGCGAGGTGGTACATGAAGAAATAGAAAGAAGACGATGATATAATATTAATTATGCTTTTATCCTACGGCTGGCGGTGGAAGAAGGAAGTGTCCGCAACATATACATTTTGTTATTCATTTATTTTGCACCCGCAGACAACTTCCGGAATCCCTGCCAGCTTTCTCTATCGCAACCAAAAAGAAGGGAAAGAAAGGGGTAGGGGAAAGATAGGGATAATAACGCATGTGCGCACGTATATGCGCACGTAAATGGTGTTGAGTAATGAACTACACCAGCAAAACAAAATAAACGCTTATGCGTGAAATTTAAACAAAATAAGTACTTTAAAGAAAAAATGAAATGGAAAAAGGAACAGTTATAATCGGCATCGACCCCGACAACCTGGAAAGCGGAGTTGGAGCAGTCTTTGACGACAAGAAGTTTCTCGCCTATAAAATGAACTTCCCGGCTTTGATAGATTACCTCAAGGCTATGAACGAGAGTTGCAAAAAGATTAAGGTCGTTATTGAAGGCGGCTGGCTCAACAAAAGCAACTGGCATGTGCTTAATCGGTTCATGACAGCAGTCAAGGCAGCAGCAATCGGACGCTCTACCGGAATGAACCATCAGACCGGAATCTTGATTGTCGAGTGCTGCAAACACTACAATATCCCCTGCGAAATCATCAAGCCACTAAAGAAGTGCTGGAAGGGTAAAGACGGAAAAATCACCCAAGACGAACTTGCTTATTTTGTAAGCGCAGGACAAAAGATGCCGAGAATGAACCAAGACCAGAGAGACGCACTTCTCCTCGCATGGGTCTGTGCAGGATACCCGGTCAGAGTAATGCCGAAGAAACCGCAGACAACCCTGCAAAAGACCATCAGAGCCTTTGATGGATAAGATAAAAACGAAGTGTTGGAAAAAGTTAAAAGTGTGCAAAGAACAAACAACTAAAGCAAAAAAGTCGTATCTTTGCGCCAGTGTTTATTAGATAAGCACAAATTTCGAACTTAAAACAAGAAGAAAATGAAAACAGAAGAAATCGCACTATCGAGGGTCAGCGAGAACGAAGCGAACCCGAGAACCATAACTGAGGCGAGCTTCCAAAAGCTGGTCAAGAGCATTCTTGTATTTCCTAAGATGCTACAGCTTCGCCCTATAGTCGTAGATGAGACATACAAGGTATTGGGTGGAAATATGAGAACGAGGGCACTCTGCCACATCGTAAGCATGACACCGGAAGCCATCAAGGACGTTCTCGACACAGACCAGCGGCTGACCGATTCAGAGAAGCGGTTAATCGCCTATTACTGGAGCCTATGGAAGGAGCAGCCAACTGCAACCATCGTCAAGGCATCAGACCTCACGGAAGCGCAAAAGAAAGAATTCATCATTAAGGATAATGCTGGATTCGGAGACTGGGACACCGATGCACTGGCGAACCAGTGGAATACCGACCTCTTGAAGGACTGGGGTATTCAAGACTGGCAGCTGCAAGGGTGGATGAGTCCTGATTCATTGAAGAATGGAGAGCAGGCAGACGAGGATCAGAAGGATGCAAAGGACGATGAGTTCGATGAGGATACAGAGAAAATCCCACAGCGGTGCAAGGAATGCGAACTGTGGCAACTCGGAAAACATCGCCTTATGTGTGGTGACTCCACGGATGCAGAGCAGGTCAAGTTCCTTATGGGGGGGCAAGTGGTTAATCTGTATCTTACAGACCCTCCATACAATGTGGCTTACGGTTATGATGGCGCAGCAACAGAAGGACATCGCAAGGATGGACTGGTCGTCTTAAATGACAAGATGGACAACGATAAATTCGAGGAATTCTTGACAAACGCATTTAATGCTGCCAATGCAAATATGGAAAAAGGTGCTTCGTTCTATATATTCCACAGCGATGGCTACTCATATTGGTTTCGGAAAGCCCTTATCAATACGGTAGACCTGGAGCTGCGAGAGAATTTGGTATGGGTAAAGAACTCCATGGTATTAGGAAGGCAAGACTATCAATGGAGACATGAACCTTGCCTTTATGGATGGAAGAAGGGAGCAAGCCACAATTGGTTTAGCGACAGAAAGCAGACGACCGTTATGGAGTTTGACCGACCGACAAAGAGTGTTGAACATCCGACCATGAAGCCTATTCCACTCTTTGCATATCTTATTCAGAACTCATCGCAGGAAGGATGGAATGTCTTCGACAGCTTCGGTGGTAGTGGTACAACGCTTATCGCAGCCGAGCAGTTAAACCGCAATGCGTTCTTGATGGAGCTCGACCCACATTATTGCGATGTTATCATTGCACGCTGGGAAAAGCTGACTGGCGAGAAAGCAGTCAAGATAGACGAGTTTAAGAAGCAGGGCGAATAGTTGCGATGTGTCGGCTTTTCTCTTCAAGGTTGATAAACTACACCAGTTTGCTGAAAGAGCGGCACACACGCAAAATTCGCACAAAATAACCTCCAAGGGAGCGGAAACGAAAAAGGCAGGAGATTAACCCCTGCCCATCGCTTTGATAATACATTGATTGATGAAGTCGCTGCGGTCTTTCTTATCGACCCCTGCCAAGATGTTAGCCACGTCCTCGGTAGCACCGAAATAGAATGTTGCAGCGTATTTCTTCGTTCGCCCTGCACCCTTGCGAGCACCTCCCCAAGATTTGGAGGTAGTTTCATTCGTAGTACTCATAATGTTAAAAATTTGGTGATATGAAAATTAATTCGTAAATTTGCAAACGAAATCCCAAAGTGGGGTGGTGGTTCGAGCACCACCCCTTGGAATAATCAAAACCCTCAGAGCTCAATCGTGAAGGTTATTTTGATTTTCCAAATCCTAATCGAAATGTAAGTTCTCATAAGGCTTTGGGATTTCATTTTACTTTTCCCTCATCCTCGGAGGGTTTCAGTAAATAAGGACTCTTCCCTTATTACGTTTGCAAAGATACGAAATTTATTTGAAATATGCAAGTTTTTCAAGTAGAATTTTTATAAAAAATCAAATAAATTTCAAGGAATCAAAATATGCCACAAGGTAACAACAATAAACATCGAGCGCAGAAAATCGACATCGAAAACCGCCTGCAGATTATCGCACCCCTATACCGCAGAGGATGGACGGAGCGAGAAATCACGGCAGAGGTGAGGAAACGACTCGACAGACCGAAATACAATCAAGCGCACTGCGACATTCAGCGGTTATTGAAGGAGTGGAGGGAAGAGAGACTGACCGACACAGACGAGAAAATAACCAGCGAGGTGGCAAGGTTGAAGCTTGTGATACGTGAAGCGTGGGAAGCCTGGGAGAAATCCAAAGAGGACTACCACGAAAAGACAGCGACCCAGCAGGGACTGCCAATCGTAGATGAGCGAGGGAAACAGATTTCCATCGAGACCGTGAAGGCGATAATGTACGATGCTGAGAAGCGAGGATTCGGAGAACCACGCTACCTAGACATCATCATCAAGGCAGAGACGCAGATTTGCAAGCTGCTCGGACTGGATAAAGTCGTGCTCGACCTGAACGCAGGATTCCAAGGCGGCATCGAGGTACGCTACATAAACTCGGGACACCAGTGTGCATCCAGCGAGCAGGAAGTAATCGAGCGTGAGGGATTGGACAAAGAATAATTTTTTTACCATAATTTTGTTTTAAGTTTTTATTGTTTGAAAGAATGGCACTATTTGACGTTATTGGTGAACTGTATGACCCGAATGCGGACGTGAAGCCAAGGTTTCTAGTAAACCAAGGAGGCACGTCCTCGGGGAAGACATACACCATTATGCAGCGTCTTATAGTGCTTTCTTTTGAGCACCCCATGGCAATTATCACGGTGTGCGGTCAAGACCTCCCGAACTTGAAGGTGGGAGCCATGCGAGACCTCGACACCATCCTGCACACAAGGGCAGAGTTGCTGGACTGGTTCAAGAACAACAAGAGCGACAGCAGCTACCGAGGAAAAAACGGCTCAATCATCGAGTTCAAAAGCTACAAGGATGCGCAGGACGCTAAGAACGGTAAGCGAGACTATCTGTTCGTGAACGAGGCGAACGGTGTGCCCTACGAAGTGTTTTGGCAGCTTGCCATCCGAACCCGAAAGCAGGTGTTCATCGACTACAACCCAAGCGCAAGGTTCTGGGTGCACAACAATATCATCGGCAGGGATGACTGCCGACTGATCCTGAGCGACCACCGAAACAACCGATTCCTTACTGAGCAGGAACACAAGAAAATTGAAGAGATTGACGACCCCGAACTGTGGCGAGTTTATGCAAGAGGATTGACCGGAAAGATAACCGGACTTATCTTCACCAACTGGGGCATCGTTGACAAGCTGCCACCAATGGAGGAGTGGAAGATGGAATGCAGGGGGTTGGACTTTGGATTTACAAACGACCCGACAGCAGTGGAGCACCTTATATTGGCGCACGGAGAGTTGTGGGTGGACGAAGAAATCTACCAGCCGGGAATGACGAACGATGACATCGCAGACCGATGCAAGGAAAACGGACTAACAAAACGAGACCTTATCATTGCGGATTCGGCAGAGCCTAAGAGCATTCAGGAGATACACAACCGAGGTCTGTGGATAATCGGCAGCACCAAGGGAGCGGACAGTATCAACAACGGCATCGACATCTTGAAGCGTTTTCGCATCAACATAACCAGACGCAGCCACGGCATCATCGGGAACATGCAGCAATACAAGTGGAAGAAGTCAAGGGATGGAGAGACCACGAACCAGCCTATAGACGCATTTAATCACGGCATAGACGCAATACGATACGTAGCCTTGAAGAAGTTATCAGTAGCAAGCCATGGAACGGCTAGGGCGCACGTATTGAGGCAAAGATAACGACAAAAAATATAAAGCGTATGGATAAGAACACAACATTCAAGTACTGGCTGGCAGTTGCTAGACACACCAGCTATAAAATCGGCAAGCAGCTACGACCAACGTTTGTCGGAGGGAAACAAGTGCCCGACAATCTCAACCAGCTATCAATCGGACAGCTAATAGACCTTTCCCAGCTATCAGACAGCGAGGAAAGTCTGTATCAGATAGTGACAACCGTCCTCGGTCTGAGCCACAAGGAAGTGGAGCAGGCTAGGGCGGTTGATGTCGTTATGCTCATCGGATGGGTAACAGCAGAGGTCGAGCGCATCAACAAGCTCTTCGAGAGCACAGACACAGCGAAACCAACACGACTGGAGAAGGAGGCAGGCATCGATACCCTGCGGTTTGGACTGTTCGGCATGCTCGACTGGTATGCGGTAAGGATGGGCATCAGTGACCACGACCAAGTATTGAAGACACCATGGCTTCGCATCTACAAGTGCATGGAAATGGACAACAAGAGAAGCGTGTACGAGCGAAACCTGCAGAAATTGCAAGCGGAAGAAATGAAACGTAAATCTAGATAATTATGGCAACAATCAGAGAAACATTAAAGCAGCTGGCAGCAGACACGCTACCAGACTATACCTACCTATTCGAGGACTGGGACACAGCAGACACCAAACTGGAGAAACTGAACTATCCGGCTATCGTTTGCATCATCCCAGCCAGCGGCACGACAGAGATACGCAACGGCAGGGTATACGACACCGTGAACGTTGCCCTGGCTTATCTCGACACCGTACCGAGAGCAGCGGAAGGAGAAGACAACGGAGAGTGCATCGACCGAATGAAGGTGGCAGGGGCAAGGATGATACGAGCCATCAACCAGTCGCACCAGTTCGAACCATTGGAAGGGCAGCAGTACTACGAGACCATCATCGAGCGTTTGAGCACGATCGTGTCGGGCGTAATGTACTCCCTGCAACTGACACAGAGCATAGGAGGGTGTGAGGTATGAGCAAGGGAGGTATTCAATTCGACCCAAAGGCGGCATCGCTCATCATGCGTGAGGAAGTAGAGAGAGCACGGCAACTTATCATCAACCACATACGTATCAATGGACAGAACGCATCGGGGCGCACCATAGCGAGCCTAAAGGTGGAGCAGCCCAGCGAGGAAGAAACCATCCTCTGGGGACACAAGCCATTCGGAGTTCTCGAGACCGGACGAAGGGCAGGAAAGATACCGTACGGCTTCCGTGGCATCATCCGGCAGTGGATGAAGGACAAGGGACTGCACGGCAGACCTATCCCCTACAAGACCAAGCGACAGCACAAGTATACACCACAAGAGCGTGGCGACATGAGCATGGCAGGAGCCATCGCCCACGCCATCGCAAACAAGGGTTCTAAACTGCACCGGACGGGCGGCAGGGCTGACGTATACAGCAACGTTGTGCCCGACACGATGAAACGGCTCGGGCAGAGGCTTATTTTCTTAATCCACCAGTCGGTGGGAAGTATCAAACTAAACAATGAGACTATATGAGACAGACAACGAACAACGGATATTCTTTTTTCTATCCCGATGAAGTGTGTTTCGCCTTCTTGCCTTGCATCATAAGAGCGAGTGGAAGCAACCTATCGTGGATTGAGGTAATAATAAGATGGGGTAACTCAGAACGAGCCTACAATGTGGAGGCGTTCAACGGAAAGTGCATTACAGACTCCAGGACATACGTACAAGCCTTTTTCGATGGACGCATCAATGCAGGCGTGGACTGGACGTTGAACTATGACGCCAGCATCTTATCCCGGCACATAAGTGTTGAGGTTAACGCATACGATGACAGAGACGGACAGCTTGCGAGCATCGAATTCAATACGAACGTGGTATGGGGTGCGCCAAGGTTCGGGGAGACATGGAACGGCTACAAACGCCTTACGTGGTTCACCAACTATCCGTTCTCTTTTGGTATGTATTTAAGTAAGGCGAACACCAAACTGCTAATCGGTTACGAGGGAGCACCCAACAAACTGCTGGAGATTCCGACCACCGACATTATAGACTTCAATGCAATCATCTTACCGCGCGGTGCAAGGTACTGGAACATCTACGACTACGATGGAGAGATTCAGCAGGGAACTTTCGACAATACTTACGACCTTACTTTCAGTCTAGCCACCGGTGGCAAGCAGTCACTATTGCTGCGCATCGACAGAGACGATACCGAGAGCGGCATCTATCTGCGTTGGATTGACCGACACGGATTCATCCGCTATTGGCTCTTCGCGTCTGGGGAGGAAACGAGAGAGATTACCAGCGACCTGAGTTTCATACGCAACAATCTGGGCGGCTACAGCGACATATACGGCTACGTTGGCGACAGCGGAAGAAGGCAGGGATACGAGCGCACGGATTCAATCAAACTTTGTGCTCCGTTGGTTGACAGTGATACGTTCGATATGCTGCAAGACCTAGCCAGCAGCCCAGTCGTTGACATGTACCTAGGGGGAGACTGGAAGCAAGAGGAAGACCAGTGGACGAGCGTAACAATCAAGGCAGGAAGCTACACGAAGAGCACAGCATGCTTGCAGGATTTCGTGTGCGAAATGGTAATCAATAACATTAACGTTCAGAGATTATGACAGACCAGCAACTTTATATAGACGGTGTTTTGATGGATTTGCCGGAGAGCACCGATGTGGTACTCGACATTAAGAGCAACCTTTTTCGTGACGTCACGAAAATGACATCGAACTACACGTACACCATCCAGTTGCCACGGACGGTGCACAACCTTTCAGTTTTGCAGCAAGCGGACAGACCGAAGAGCGGCAGCAGATACCCTTTTATTTTCCACCAGTGCAGTTATTTCCGTGGAGGTGTGCAAATTATCAAAGACGGACGATTGAACGTGCTGAGCATCGAGGAAAGCATCGAGGTATCAATCTACTGGGGTATTATGCCAGCGTTCACGAAGCTACTGGAGAGCGGAATGAAACTGAACGAACTGGGAGTGACAGACAGAGTGCTTTTTGAAAAGTACAACAAACCAAACACCAGGGAGGAAGCCGTGAACAATGGAATATTCTTTGCTTATTACAACCCATACCGAATTGAAAGCAAAGATAACTTTGGTATTAATCTGGTGCAGAGGAATAAGTATACCACGACACAATACTCGCCTAGCCGTGGACGCATCAGAACTGGCACAGAGGTAGGGAAATACATCAGCGGAAAGATAGAGAACGCATCGGACACGATTTGTGCTCTCATCCCCTTCTTGCCATCATCAACGGCAAAGGTGCAAGCGCAAGGAAAGGGCGATTACAGAAGCTATGCAGTACTGGATAAGTACATGCAGGTTATATCCGTGAGCGGAGAAGATGAGACGCTGGACGAATATACCATCAGAGGAGAGGCAAAGGCTGCGTACCTTGTAGTGAATGCACCTGCCGAATATTACAGCACTCTGTCGCTATCAGTTACCGGGCTGACACCTATGCACGAAATGATAGATGGTGATAATAAGGAGGATTTCGTAGGCGATGATGTGGCGGTGGATGAATATAAAACGTCCCCAAAATTCTTGCAGCCATGTGTGACCGTAAACTGGCTATTGTCAAGGATAGCGAGGAAGTCGGGCGTATCTTTCGTTTGGCAGGATGATGAAGCAAAGAAGATGTTGAACAACCTTGTTGTGCCTATCATCAACAACAAGGCAGACGACAAGACTATCATCGGTGATCTGACCGCAGACGTCAAGAGCCGTGACGGACTGGGTGCGCTTTCCTTTTCCGTCAACAACTCATTGACATCAGTCACACCAAGCACTGGCAGCGATGTACAGAAACTGACGATAACAAAGGATTGCGAGCTGACCTTTGATGTGCAAGTGCAATACTACGTCAGACATCAGTTTGAAGACGCAGCGGAGATTCAGTTGCCTATGGGCGTGAAAATGACCGTGACAACACCAAGCACTACTGGAGGTGAGGCATCCACGCAGGAATACGAGTTCGGAGATTTGAAATACGAGGATGGGCAGGTTAAGTACCCGGTCGTACTACGCAGCTATGCTATCGATGGCTATCTTTATTTACTTTCGGCAGGAACGAACACAATATCGCTAAAGAAGGACGATGTACTGACGTTTGAGACTATCATGCACGGAGTGAACACAGTCAACCTGCCATCAGTTTATGGCGGCAAAATCACAGCCAGCGTCAAGAGTGGGGACAGCGTACCGATTGGGGGAAGTTTCCCTATCGGCATAAACCTGCCCGAAATCGAGGTAACAAACTTCATTAAGTTTCTGGCTTTGATAACTGGCTCGTTCCCTAGGCAACTGACCAACAGCACGCAAGTGCAGTTTATCATGTTTACCAGAGTCTGGGCAAACAAGGCGAATGCCTACAACTGGAGCGGAAAACTCATTCCGTATGATCGCCAAGGCTCGCCACGAAAAAGCGAGTATTCCGTTTCCGACTTCATGCAGCACAACCGCTACAAGTGGAAGGAAGACGAAGAGACAACCGGGGACTATGATGCAGACCTCGCAATCAGCAACCAGACTTTGGACTATGAGCAGGACACGTGGACGCTACCTTTTGCAGCCAGCGATGACAACCGCATACCGATAAGAACACTGGATTCTTTCGGCATGAAGAATGGTGGAGAGTATAAGGGATGCAAGGAGCGAATAATGACGCTTAGGGATGATAAGGAGCAAGCGGCACTGAGATTCGGTATTGACCTTCAGAACATATTCGATACGAAGTACAAGCAGCTTGCAGCAAGCATCGCCAGGGCGCACGTAATCACAGAGCGGCTCAATCTTTCGGACTTGGATATTCTGGACTTTGATGAAACGAAGCCAGTGTACCTTGCACAGTATGGCGCATATTTCGCAGTTCTCGAAATCAAGACAACAAACAGCGGATATTGCGAGGTTACAATGATAGAGTTGAACAACTAAAAAGAACGAACTATGGTAAGTGAAGACAAACAGCAGATTCTTGACATCAAGGTAAAGTACGAGGATGCAATCTATGGCATCATAAGATACAAGGAAAAGATAGACCAGTTGAAGGCAAGTATCAAGGACTTGCAGCAGCAGGAAAAAGACAAGACCATCACGACCAACGAAATGAAGGTGCAGACGGAAGCCATCAACGCAACCATCAAGGAGTACCAGTACAATGTGCGTGCCTTGCAGAAGGAGATCCAGAACAACGTGCGCACAGAGAACGAGCAGGAGGGCAGCTTGAAGCAGCTGCGTGCCCAGCTTTCCAATGCCACCAAGAAATACGATGAAATGTCGAAGGCAGAGCGTGAGGGAGCGAAGGGGCAGGCACTGCAGAAACACATCAATGAGATTACCAACGAACTTAAACTGGCAGAGGAGCAGACCCAGCGATACTACCGGAATGTGGGTAATTACTACAACTCAATGCTCGACCTTGCAGCCGACCTCCAGCACGTTGTACCGATGGGTGGCGGTGGCGGTGTTGGCGAAGGCATCAGCGGCTTTACGAACACTGTAGTGAACCTAGGGCAGACAGTCAAGGGCATCATCCCTAACATCAAGGCTTTTGGCTCAACCCTTCTTGGATTGGCAACGAACCCGGTGTTCCTGGGATTGGCAGGAGTTGCAGGCGCAGGAATGGCATTCAAGTGGTGGTTTGACTACAACAAGGGCATCATGGAAGCCACACGACTTACGAAGGAGTTCACTGGCTACACCGGGGAAGCATTGGAGACGATGAGGAACAGCATCGCAGCCACAGCGGACACGATGGGAAAGGATTTCAATGACGTGCTCGCTACAGCTGACAATCTCATGGCGAACTACCACCTATCTGGCGAGGAAGCGATGAAGGTTATCAACGATGGCTTTGCGAGCGGTGCAGACCTGTCGGGCGATATGCTAAACAAGATACAGCAATATGCGCCTACCTTCCACGATGCAGGTATCGGTGCAGACCAGCTTGTGGCGATATTGCAGCAGACACGAAGCGGCATTTTCAGCGATAAGGGTCTAGACATTATCACGATGGCTAGCAAAAAAATCCGAGAAATGAGCACAGCAACATCTGCAAGCCTTGATGCTATCGGTATATCCAGCAAGCAGGTGCAGCAAGACCTGGCCAACGGAACAAAGAACACCTTCGACATCATCCAGCAGGTGGCTTCTAAGATGAAGGACTTCGGAGCGGACAGCCAGCAGGTGGGCGATGTTCTGAAAAACGTCTTCGGTAAGCAGGGAGCGGCTGCTGGTATACAGCTTATCGAGCAGCTAGACACGATGACAACGGACATCGAAAAAGTGAAGAAGCAGACCGGAGAGTGGGGAGAGACGCAGCTGGAGAACATCAAGCTGCACAAGGAACTGAACAGCTACCTTTCGTCAATGTTCGATATGAGCCAGCACGGATTCGAGGAGATGATCGAGAAGGGCAAGATGTTCGGCACGAAGATTCTCATCCAGATAATGAAAGGCTTGTTCAACACCATCAACTACTTCATCGACTGGTACAATGAAAGCCTTCTGTTGCGAGGGATAATCAATGCGCTCGGCACAAGTTTCCGCTTGATGTGGAACGCAATCAAACTCGTATGCAATCTCGGAATAGACGCATTCAAGAGGATGGGCTTTGCAGCCAAGGGCATGCTTGATATTCTCGAAGGTATCGTGACTTTCGACCTATCCAAGGCACAGAAGGGATTCAAGGAGATATTCGACATTTCCGGCACTATCAAGGAAGCATGGCACGACATCAAGAACGCTGGTATCGAGATAGGCAATTCATTCGCAGACGGATTCGAGAACACCGTCCATGGAAGACTGAACCACCTGAAACTTGCGAACCTGGACGGTGGAGCGACCAGCAGCGAGCCAACGAACGGAAACAAGGGAACGACACCAGCAGCCAAGGGCAGCACTGCCAAGACCAAGGCACAGATAGCCAAGGAGAAAGCGGAAGCCAAGGCAGAGGCAGAGCGCAGGAAGAAGCAGGAAAAGGAATTGCAGGCACAGATTGCACTTATCCAGTTCAAGTACAACGAGCAAGTAATGGACGCAAAGAAGCGATACCTCGCAGGTATGTACGACAACGAGCGAGACTACAGCAACGACCTCGAACAGCTGGAGAAGGACATGGTGGCACGAAGCATTGACGCATACGTGGCGGCAGGGCAAATCGGAGCAGACAAGGCGCAGGAAATGCAGGCAAAACTTCTCGACATCATGATTAAGGCGAAAGCAGACTTAAAGAACCAAGCAAAAGAGATTGTGGACGAAATCAACAAGGAGTTCGAGGACGCAGAGAAGGCACGCAAGGATGCGGACATCATGAACGGTGGCACTGGAGAGGAAGACGATACAGCCAAGCTGGAGAGATACAAGGCTTTCCTAGAGCAGAAGCTGGCAATGACCCAAGAGAATGTTGAAGCGCAGAAGCAGCTACAGCAGGAACTACACGATACGACTTTGCAGTTGCAAGCTGACGAAAACAAGAACAAGCAACAGAAACTTCAAGAGCAGAACCAAATGATAGCCGATTACATCGGGGCAATCGGTGATGGTTTATCTTCGTTTTTCGAGAGCCAGGATCTGACCTTTCATAATTTCCTCAAAACCATGCTGACAACCTACCTAGATGCGATAGAGAAGCAGATGACTGCGACTTATGTGCAAATTCTTGCAACTAGCATTGCAGAGGGCGGATGGGCAGGAGTTGCAAGTGCAGCAGCCAAGCTTGTTTTAATCAAGGCAGCGTTTGCAGCAGCCAAGGCAGCAGTCAAGGGATTCTCCACTGGTGGCTACGTCCAAGGCTCGGGCACTGGAACTAGCGACAGCATCCCGGCAAGGCTTTCCAATGGCGAGAGCGTAATGACCGCCAAGGCGACTTCGATGTTCAGCCCTATTCTCTCGGCATTCAACCAGCTAGGCGGTGGCGTGCCTATCGTAGTAAACAACGGAGGCAGCAACATCGGCATGGATATGCTGGCGGCAGCTGTAGCTAGAGGGTATCAGATGGCTCCACAGCCAGTAGTGAGCGTTGAGGAAATAAACCGCACCCAGCGGAGAGTGCAGACGATAGAGAATATCGGCAGGATTTAAAGTGTAGTTATTTCTTTAAGATTTGCGTTCTGAGCGGTTTTCGCTTGAAGGTGGTAAAGTTACACACCCAAGACAATAAAAGCCGCTTAGAGCGCAAAATTTTGGCTTGTTTAGAAAAATTAACTGCTTATGAGATAAACATATTGAAAAATATCGTATCTTTGCAGCGTTTTAAAACTTAAAAAATCACGATTCAATGGCAAAACTCAGAATATACAACGACATCGACAGCCAAGACAATAAGTTCTGGTATCAATGGTGGGGAGGTGATTGCGTATGTTTTCAAGACATAGATGCTTTTGCAGCAAGCATACCGAAAGACGATGATACCATCGATATGCGCATCTTCTGCAATGGCGGCTCTGTGGTCGAAGGCTGGGCGATTTACGACCGACTGCGGCAGAGCGGAAAGAAGATTTCCTGCACCGTTGAGGGCAAGGCAGCATCCATGGCAACAATCATCATGCTCGCAGCACCAAAGGAGAGCCGCAAGGCATACGAGAACGCTGCCTTCCTCCTGCACAACCCATGGGTTCCCGGCTGGTGTTTGGGCGACCAGATGAACGCAAAGGACTTGAAGAACCGGAGCGAGGAAATGCAGATGTGGCAGGATAAGATGGTGGACGCATACGTAGAGCGGTGCGAGTGCGACCGGGAAGAAATTCAAGCCTTGATGGATAAGGACATCTTCATCAACACGAGCGAGGCTTTGCGCCTAGGTCTTATCAGCAGCACCGTTTCAGCACTCAGCGCAAGCGCATCAAAACGCAACATAGAAAATTTTATTAATTCAAAACAACAAAATCCAAAAGCAATGGAGAAGAAAACAGAAGTAAAGGCTTCTCTCCTCGACAAGATTCTCGCTAAGTTGGGCGTGAAGACACTGGAGGAAGCAGAGCAGGCGGTGGCAGAGCCACAAGCCAAGGCAGAGCCAAAGGCGATGGAACTCAACACAGCAGACGGACAGACACTGACCGTAGAGCGAGAAGAGGGAGATCCACAGGTTGGCGACAAGGCAAGTCCGGACGGAACGTTTGAAATGCCAGATGGCAAGACAATCGTTGTCGAGGACGGTGTAATTACCGACATTCAGACCGCAGACAACACCGACAATGAGGGCGGTGAAGGCGGTGAGGGCGGCAGCGCATCAAGCACCGACAACGACACCGTAGCCAAGTTGCAGCAGCAGGTAGCAGCACTCAAACAGCAGTTGAACGACACCAAGGCACAGCTGGCAAGCGCGCAGAAACTTGCGAAGAGCAAGGAAGACATGCGCATCCTGAATGCCGTGAAGATGGCAGGCGGTGCTGAGAAGGTGTTGGCAGGCTACAGCAGCCACTACCAGCCAGCGCAGAGACAGCCAAGCGGCAAGGGCGCAGGCGACAACGTGAACCCAGTCGAGGAAGGCAAGAACGCTATCAAGGAGAGACTTGCCAAGCTCCACAAAAAGGGCAAGAAGTAATAAAGTATTAACCCATTAAATCAAAAGAAAATAATGGCAGGATTTACAAAACAGCAACTGGAGAACCTTAAACTCCAGCCGGAAAACCTCGCAAGCATCAAGGATGCAATTCAGGAAACCTTCTACAACGATGAAGATTTCTCTTCTTTCGTGAACATTCAGAAGGTCAAAGAGAAAGACCCTATC